AGACTGTGTTCAAGCCCACACCAAACAATATCTCAAATATTTCTGATAATCCGAATCCCACTTCTACATCACATATAAATAGTTTATATGAGGTATTCAAAATGAACAAAGAACCCAATTTATCCAATCCTATTCCAAACTCTGTTTCTCCAGAAAATTTATCTGAAACTGCTCCAGAAATTCAAACAGAAACAGAATTTCGTTCCAGAGAAATAGAAAATCCAGATGGTATGTTTAAAATGGCAAAAAGTCTGGTAAGTGCTTTAGCATCTAGAGGAATTGAAAATAATAAGGTATCCGTAGAACTAAAACAACTTCGAGTTTTGAGTTGTTTTGGAAACAAGAGTTCTGGTGGAGAACTACCTGCTTGTGAATTTTTAAGAAAAAGCAAAACAGAAGGTAAGTTTTTCTGTGGTGGGTGTGGATGCGGAGATAAACCAATGACATGGTTGAATGCAGCAGAAACAGAATACTCTAAACTAGATTATCCTAAATTAAATTGTCCTCTGCAAATGCCTGGGTTCAACAATTACACAGAATCTAGCCCAGAAGAATCTGTTTCTCCGATAACTAGAAGATATTACATTGAAAATATGAAATTTGAAGAAATTCAATCTGTTTCTGTTACTACACCTGAACCTCCAGCGACTCCAGCGACTCCAGCGACTCCAGCACCACCAGAACAACCAAAATAATTTAATCTAATATATTTTTCTTATAAATAAATAAGGAGAATATATGGGCAATGTTAACTCTAAAGACGGTATTATTAAGTATGCACTTCGTGCATTGGGGCATCCAGTAATCGAAATAAATGTAGATTATCAACAATGCCAAGATCGAGTAGACGATGCATTAGAATTGTTTGCAGAAAGACACTTTGACGGTGTAGAAAAAGTTTATTTCAAATATGCATTAACTGAAGATAATATTAAAAAAGCCTATATTGATACCGATCAACTTGCTCCTCCTTCTGGAATAACAGGAGACGGACCAGATGGTTCTACTATTGTAAGTGTTGTTCGCCTTTTTCGTCACAGCAATTTTGCTAATATTAATATGTTCGATGTCAGATATCAAATGGCACTAACAGATTATTTTGGTATTAATAGGGGATTAGCGTCTCAAAGTTCTTTGGGTCTTCCTCAATACGCGTCTACTAAAAGATATATCAATTTAATTGAACAATTTTTTTCTCCAGAAAAGGCTATAAGATTTAGTAAAGTCAAAAATAGAATTTACATAGATGGCACAATGGAAGATGTTAGTATAGGAGATTTTATGATTATAGAAGCATATGCTGCATTGAATCCAGAATCTTATACCGAAATATACGATGATCGATTACTTAAAAAATATGTTACTGCCTTGATTAAACGTCAATGGGGAGCAAATATGTCTAAATTCGACGGAGTTCAATTGCCTGGTGGAATAAGTACGAGAGGAGGGGCAATAATGCAAGAGGCAATGCAAGAAATACAAAATATCGAACAAGAACTCATATCAACACACGAAATGCCTTCTGATTTTTTCATAGGATAACAAAATGGCTACTAATCCGTATTTTAAATCATACGATTCTATAACAGAACAAAAATTGATTGATAATCTAACCATAGAAACTATTAAAGCTACCGGTAGAGATATTCTTTATATTCCAAGAGATTATCTTGTTATAGACAAATTATTCGGCGAAGACCCTGAATCAAAATTTACTGAAGGGTATCCATTGGAGGCGTACCTGGTAAATGTAGATCGTTTTGATGGCAACAGAGATGTTATAATGAAATTTGGAGTTCAAATAACTGACCGTGCATCTATATTGATTTCTAAAACAAGATTTGAAGAAGAAGTTAAACTTAAAAGGACAGAAATATTAAAACCTAGAACAGGTGATTTAATTTATCTTCCTCTTTCTAAATCTTTATTTGAAATCAATTATGTAGAAGACGAATTTCCATTTTATCAATTAGGCGGATTAACCACATATGCTCTAACATTAGAACTGTTTACTTACAGTGGAGAAGTCATCAATACCGGAATAACAGATGTCGACGAAGTTCAACTTGCAAGGAACGTAAAAACTACATATGCATTTATTAATGTAAATCCTATCTCTGGAACAAAACTATTAGACGGAGAACAAGTGTATCAAGTATTGGGAGTAACTGGAGGATCTTTACAGAATGCCACAACAACTGCAACCCTGTTGAATTTTATTCAAGGATCCACTCAGAATGCAATTCATCTTATAGAAATAAGCGGCGGATTTTCTTTTGCAACCAATCAAACCATAAGAGGAACAGATTCTGGTGCAGAATATTATTTCAAAGGAAGTACCGCAATAAGCGATACAACAATATCCAAAGATCCATTTACATCGACCCCACAATCAGATAACGATCTGACTCAAACCAAAGGAATCAAGATATTTGATTTCACTGATATAGATCCATTTTCAGAAGGTAATTATTAATGTTTACCCAAATACTCGATAATCAGTTCAATGAATCTATCAGAAAACATGTGATTATCTTTGGATCGTTATTTAATTCTATTTACACAAAAACAGAAAGAAATGGTACGATACAAAAAAGAAGAGTTCCAATAAGTTACGGACCTAAAGAAAAATTTATTCGACTCATAATAGAAGAAAGTGGAATCACAGACAAAACACATATTCAAGCAGATCTTCCTAGAATGGGATTTGAAATAGTAAACTTACAATATGATGCTACAAGAAGAATTAATAGATTAAAAGAAAAAACAAAAATAGTAAATGGAAATCCACTCAGATCGTATTCAGAAGCTCCTTACAATTTTACTGTTGCATTATATTGTTTTTCTAGAAGCATTGAACATAATCTTCAAATCATAGAACAAATAATTCCATATTTTGCTCCAGATTTTACTGTTACTGTTAATATGACACCATTGCACAATAAAGTAGATGTTCCTATTGTTTTAAACGATGTAGATGTAAATGAAGATTACGAAGGAGCATTTGATTCAAGGCGTGCTATCGTTTCTACTTTGTCCTTTACTATGAAAAGTTATATTTATAGTCCTGTAGTGACAGATAATAGACCGTATATAGAAAATATTGATATAAATCTGTATAAAAATCAATTTTCTAATTTTATTACAGATTTTGGATTTACAGGAGACAGATATATTGGATTTACTTCTGAAAATTTCTATAGTGGAGGAACAGGATGATTAGATCTAATGAAAATATATCAAATGCATTGAATATTCCATTTGATGTGGAAGAAAAATCAAAAGAAGAATTCGAATCAAAAGAAATTGCTGTTACGAATGTCATTGCAGATACTCCACTACAACACGACTTTGAATCTGCCAGATCTAATATAAAAGAACTTATTAAAAGTGGAATGGGAGCTGTAGACGGTATATTAAAAGTTGCAACAGAATCAGATTCTCCTAGAGCATATGAAGTATTAACCAACATGATAAAAACTATGAGCGATATGAATAAAGACTTAATAGAAATTCATGAAAAACTTACAGATGCTCAATCGAAAAAGGTTACTATTAAAAATACAACAAATAATTCTATATACGTAGGATCTACTACAGAATTACAAAACCTTATAAATCACGAAAGAAGTCCACTTAAAGTACTCGAAGAAGAAAATTAATCATGAGAAGACCTGGATATTTAGGAAATCCTAATCTTAAACCTGAAGGTCAATCCTTACAGTTTACAAAAGAACAGGTAGAAGAATATCTACGATGTTCTAAAGATCCTGTTTACTTTGTTTCAAAATATATCAAAGTGGTTTCTTTGGATAAAGGATTGGTAGGTTTTAATATGTATCCGTATCAAAAGGATATGATCGAAACTATACACAATAACAGATTTATTATAGCGAAATTGCCAAGACAAAGTGGAAAAACGACAACTGTTGCTTCTTATTTATTGCATTATGTTTTATTTAATCAGAGCGTTAATGTTGCTATTTTGGCAAACAAGCAATCTACCGCAAGAGATATTTTAGCAAGATTAAAATTATCTTATGAATATTTACCCAAATGGATTCAACAAGGAGTAAAAGAATGGAATAAACATTCCATAGTTTTGGAGAACGGTGCAAAAATAATTGCAGCTGCTACTTCTTCGAGTGCAATCCGTGGAGGATCGTATAACGTTATTTTGTTAGACGAATACGCACACGTTCCAACTTCTGTTGCAGAAGAATTTTTTAGTTCAGTATATCCTACGATTACAGCAGGCCAGACTACCAGAGTTATAATGATTTCCACTCCAAAAGGCTTAAATATGTTTTATCATTTTTGGAAAGGAGCTCAAAGTAAACAAAACGAATATATTCCAGTTGAAGTTACATGGAATCAAGTACCAAAATATCCAGGAGGACCCCTCAGAGATGAAGAGTGGAAACAAGAAACTATAAGAAATTCATCAGAACGACAATTTCAAGAAGAATTCGTTTGTGACTTCATAGGATCTACCAATACATTAATTTCGTCTCAAAAATTAAATTCTCTTGTTTGGAAAAAGCCTCATTATAAATCAAATGACGGCATTACTATTTTCGAAGAACCTATTAGAAAAACAGAAAAAACAGAAGATCATGTCTATTACACCGTTGTTGATGTTTCTCGTGGCCAGGGAAAAGATTACAGTGCGTTAACGGTAATAGACATAACTCAAATGCCCTATCGAGTTGTAGCAAAATACAGAAATAATACTGTTTCTCCTTTATTATTTCCGTCTATAGTGTGTTCTATTGGAAAAAAATATAATAATAGTTATATTATGGTAGAATTAAATGACATAGGAGGACAGGTTGCAGATATTTTACATCAAGATTTAAATTACGAAAATTTGATCAGAAGTACTACCAAAGGTAGAAAAGGTCAAATACTAAATGAAGGATTTTCTAGTTCTAAAAATCAACAACTAGGAGTAAGAACCAGTCAAATTGTTAAAAAATTAGGATGTTCAGTTTTAAAGAATTTAATAGAAAACGATAAACTTATAGTAGAAGATGCAGAGATAATAGAAGAATTAACCACTTTTGTCGCAGATCATTCGTCTTATCATGCAGAAGACGGATATACTGATGATCTTGTAATGACTCTTGTTTTATTTTCATGGGCAACAAGACAAGAATTCTTCAAAAATTTAACCAATCAAGACGTTCGTATGGAAATTTATTCAGAAGAAATTAAAAAAATTGAAGAAGATTTTCTTCCGTTTGGATATATAATTACATCAGAAACTCCAGTGGAAGATATAGACTCTACAGAAAAAAAAGACCACTGGATGAATATAGATACAGATTCTTTACGAAATACTCATAAATGGGTAGATTTATACAAACAAAATCCATTTTTTTGAAATTTTCAAAATTATAAATATGGGAAATTATAAGGAGATCCTATGCCCATAACATTCATTGAATCAGATAATCCAGTTATTTTACCTTCCACTTCAGGAAATGACAGACTAGTTGGATGCATTTCTCGTGCAGGTCTAGATAAACTTGCCACTGCAGAAGAATTAACTCAATCATATATTGTTGAAAATAATCAAAACGGGTGGTACGAGCGAGTCAGATTGTTGTTTCAACGGGCATACGGAATTACATCAGGAACAGTAAATCAAGAGGCAATTGTTCTGGGAGGAACTGCTGGTGGTGCAGGAGTAAAAACTGTACTAAATAAAACAGGACCATATGGAGTTACTTCCGGTCAATTTATTTCTGGTGGGAGTGGTGGAACTTTAACATTAAGTTCAGACTGGGCAGAAGAATGGTGGAATGTTAAAAACTTTTTAGAGTACGGACAAACTGTTGTTATTGGTTTAATTAATGGAACAGGATTTACTGGACAACTAGGTCCACTAGGAACAACTGGAGCTCCAGCGCTCTCTATTATTTTAAGTTCCACAGCAGAATCTCCTTTTATCACGAACAACAGATTTAACTGTGTGTTTCAAATTTCTGGAATAACCAACGGTTGGTCCGGAGCGGATTACAGTGGAAGTACACCAAATCAAGATGTTTACAATATAATTGAAATTTTAAAATCAAAAGAAACTCCAACTGTGGGCATAGTCTCTGCTGGTATAACTGGTACCATTAGTTCTACTTCAAACATAGGAATTACTTCAAATTCTCATATTATCGCAATAGCAGGCAAAAAGAAGCACAATGGAATTGTATTTGATTCTGGTACCAATCCGGTATTGCTTACAACTCATCTGGCACCTGATGTCGCTGGCATAGTAGCTAATGCAAACTACTGGCAATCTCCAGCAGGAACTCAACGAGGAGTAGTTCGAAGCGTAGTGGCACTTGAAACAAATTTCACAGACACGCAAATAGGTCATTTAACTACAAAGGGTGTAAATTATTGTAAAAACATTAACGGTTTCGGCACTCTATTATTGAACGATCTAGTAACCGATCAGGAACGAATCAACATTATCAGAACAATCAATGAAGTAAAGATAGAACTTGTTCCTCTTGCGTATGAAGTATTGTTTGAAGTAAATGACGCCACAATACGAAGTCAATTTGTTTCTCGTGCATCCGCTCGAGTAGAGTCTATCAGAGCATCAGGCGCAATACGAAACTTCAGCATAATTTGCGACGAAAGCAACAATACACCTGAAGTAATTAACGCAGGCAAATTTGTGGCAAAAGTTCTTTTAGTATTTGGAACACTGATCCGAGAAGTCGAAATCATTGTTTCTCGAGGAGAAGAGGGCGAAGGCGGAATAATAGTAGAGGGCAGCGGAGGTCTCTAAAATTTAGTAAACAGGAGAACAATATATGCCAGGACCCAAAGATATTACAGCTTTTCGAAATCAATTTGTAGCGTCCAGATCTAATAGATATTTAATTACGCCGGCGGATCCCGAAGATTTAGATCTAGGGTTAGATGTACAACATATGCAACTGTTTGCCAAGGCAACATCGGTGCCAGGCACTCAAATAGGAATGATTCCTGTTGGATATCGAGGCAGAATAATTAAATTTGCAGGAGAACGCCAGTA